AGATAAAATGATTGGCGGCAAAGAAGCACAGCAGTATACTCCTGCTGATGCAGAAAAAGAGATTGCAGCCTTGCGAGGAGACCCTCGTGATGGCGGCCCCTACTGGGATAAAAAGCATCCAGACCATTACAGAACTGTACAACAGGTACAGGAACTTATGGAGTACATGCACCCAGAAGAGGAATAGAATTTACAGAAGATCGTAAAGTAAGATAAGCGAAAGCCCTTACCGGTAGCTCCGACAGCTAAAGGTGATTAACCTTAAATATAGAAGTGTCCTGCGGTAGCAGGGTAGCAATTTGTTTTCTTAATATTATTAACTTTTACAAAGGAGAGCGTTATGAGTACGCAAATTACTACAGCTTTTGTAAACCAGTTTAGCAGTAATATAACCATGTTAAGTCAACAAATGGGTTCTCTACTAAGAGAAGCAGTTGACGTGGAAAGCGTTACTGGTGAGAAAGCTTTTTTCGATCAAGTAGGTTCTGCTGTAGCACAGGTTAGAACTTCACGTCATGGTGATACTCCATTAATGGAAACACCACACGCAAGAAGAATGGTTACAATGTCAACCTATGAGTACGCTGATTTAATTGATGATCCAGATAAAGTCAGATTACTTGTAGATCCAACATCTACTTATGCCAGAGCAGCAGCGATGGCTATGGGCAGAAGTATCGACGACGTTATAATCTCAGCAGCTTTAGGTTCTGCCAGCACAGGCAAAGCAGGAAGCACATCCACATCATTACCATCTGGGCAAAAGATCGCTCATGCTAGTGGTGGATTAACTCAGGCTAAACTAGTGTCTGCTAAAAAGATACTAGATCAAAATAGCGTAGACCCTTCAATCCAGAGATACATCATTGTATCACCTGAGCAGATTGAAGATTTATTAAACATCACCTCTGTTACTTCAGCAGACTTTAATACAGTCAGAGCTTTGGTACAAGGTGAAGTAGATACATTTGTTGGTTTCAAGTTTATTGTAAGTAACAGACTGAACACAGATAGTGATGGTAACAGACAAGTTATCGCTTTTGCTGGAGACGGCATCAAGCTTGCTATTGGTAAAGATGTTACTGGTCGTATAGACGAGAGAGCAGACAAGTCGTATTCAACACAAATCTATTACTGTATGGACATCGGGGCAACTCGTATGGAAGAAGAAAAAGTAGTAGAGATAGCCTGTCAAGAATAGGAGGATAATTATGGCAAATGTTAATCAAACACTAGTTTCTAACTTTGAAGCTAGTCCTATTGTTAAAAGCCCTTCCTCTCAATTAGGCGGGGTTCAAAGAATCGCACAAGGCACAATAGCGTTGGCATCAGGGGATTTAAGTGCAACTGATACAGTTATGCTTGCACCTATTCCTACTAATGCTTCTGTTGTGAGTATTAAGCTTTTCAATGACGATCTTGATTCAGGATCAACAAATACTTGTGATGTAGGTTTGTATAATGCAGACTCAAGTACAGTTACGGCTGTCGATGATGATGCTTATGCTTCAGCGATTACCGATCTAAGAGCTGCTGTTACCACAGGTACAGAGGTTGCTTTTGAAGCAAGAAACATTAACACTATGGGGCAAAAGGTTTGGCAAGATGCTGGCCAGTCATCAGATCCGGGCGGATATTATTATATCGGTCTAAAGTTTGATGCTGCTGGTGATACAGCAGGAGACCTATCTTTTGTTATCACATACGTTGTTGATTAATAGGTAACATGAAAGGGGAGTTGCGTTAGCACTTCCCTTTCCTTACAAGGAATTTATTATGGCATCAGAAGTAGATATAGCAAACTCAGCACTTAACATGATAGGTGCATCTAACATTAACTCATTAACAGAGGATAGTGTTGCAGCAAGAATTATGAACCAGCGTTACGAGTTTGTACGAGATGCAGTTTTTCGTTCTCATCCTTGGAACTGTTTAGTGCGTAGAGCATCTTTAGCAAGAAACACCACAGCTCCTACATGGGGATATGAGTATGCGTATAACTTGCCTACCAATCCGTTTTGTCTAAGAGTTTTGCGTTTAGAAAAACTAGACATTGATTACAAGGTAGAAGGAAGAACAATCGTTAGCGATGAAACTACAATGAAGATTAAATTTGTAGGAAGAGTAACTGATCCTAATGAGTACGATACATTATTAATGGAAACAATCTCTGCAAGATTAGCAGCAGATACTTGTTATAGTATTACAAACAGCAACAGTTTAGTTGCAAGTATGTATAGTTTATATGAAGCAAAATTAAAAGAAGCACGTTTTGTAGATGCAACAGAAGGTATGCCCGGAGTAGAAGGAGCAGACCTTGGAGTTGTACAAGCAGATACATTTATTAATTCGAGATACTAAATGACTTATACCAGTCCTAGATATACTAACTGGACAGCAGGAGAGTTGAGCGACAGGCTTGATGGTAGAACTGATTTAACCAGATACTTTAATGGAGCTAAATCCTTAGAGAACTTTCTTGTATATCCTGCTGGCGGTGCAGCTAGGAGACCGGGAACAAAATTTATCCATGAGGTAAAAGTAAGTGCGAATGCAGCAAGATTAATACCTTTTGAGTTTAACACCACAACTGCCAATACTTATGTATTAGAGTTTGGTAATAATTATTTTAGAGTATATCAAGATGGTGGTATTGTAACAGAAACAGGTAAAACTATTTCTGGTGCAACTAAAGCTAACCCTGTTGTCATCACAGCAACCTCACATGGCTTTAGTAATGGCGATCATGTTATTATTGGAAGTGTTGCAGGAATGGTAGAACTCAATGGAGTTACAGGAATAGTTGCAAACAAAACAACAAACACTTTTGAATTAACAGATGTTGATGGTACAAATATTAACAGTTCTGCATTTACAACGTATACCTCTGGAGGTACGGCAAGTAAGATAGTAGAAGTAACAACAACATATACAACTGCACAACTACCTGAAATAAAATTTACACAGTCTGCTGATGTTATGTACATAACACACAGCTCGCATCCTGTTAGAAAAATATCAAGGACAAGTAACACAGATTGGACAATCACAGATGTTACGTTTATCAATGGGCCTTACCTAGATGAGAATGCTACTACAACAACTCTTACTCCAAACGGCAGAAGTGGTAGCATTACTCTTACTGCATCAAGTAGCACTTTTGTTTCTACTGATGTGGGAAGATTAGTAAAAATATATAATGGTTACGCAAAGATAACAGCGTTTACTTCTGCAACTGTAGTTACTGCAACTGTGCAAACAGATGAATTAGGAATAGCAGAAATATTACCAACTTACGCTAGTAACACCATTAGTTTTGTAGAGGGTGATCCTAGTGGTACAGGATCATCACATAATGATTTCATAAGAGATAGCAATAAACAATTTGTCATAGAAGGTTTTACCGAAGGTATGACGATTACTGCAAGCGGTGCATCCAATGGTGCAAACAATAGAGACTATGAAATTGTTAAAGTAACAAGTGATGAAATAACTTTAGTGCCTGTAGATGATGTAGTTGCAGAAAGTGCAAGTAATACGATTACACTTGTTGGAAAGCTAAATGCTACTGATGAGTTTTCACTAGGAGCGTTTTCAGAAACTACAGGGTTTCCAAGAGCCTGTGCTTTCTATGAACAGCGTTTAGTATTTGCTGGTACAACTAGTCAACCACAAGCATTGTTTTTTAGTGTAGCAGGTGATTTTGAAAACATGACTGAGAGCGATAGTGATAGTTCTGCTATGAATTATACTATCGGAAGTAATCAGGTAAACAGAATATTATATCTCGCTTCTGCAAGAAGTATGGTTGTAGGAACAACTGGCGGTGAGTTTGTGGTGCGAGCATCAGGAACAGACGAGCCTATTACACCTACAAATATACAGATTAAACAGCAAGCAACGTATGGAAGTGCAGATGTACAACCAGTACAAGCAGGATCGTATACTTTGTTTGTACAGAGAGCAAAAAGAAAATTACGAGAGTTAGGATATGTGTATGACACAGATGCGTACCAAGCTGTTGATCTTACTATCTTAGCAGATCATGTTAGTGAAAATGGTTTAGTAGAACTTGCTTATCAACAAGAGCCATTCTCTTTAGTGTGGGCAGCAACCGGAGATGGTAGATTGATTGGTATGACCTATCGAAGAGAAGAGCAAGTGGTTGCATGGCATCAACACAAACTTGGTGGATCTTTTACTACAGGTGGTGTAACTACTAATCATGGTGTTGTAGAAAATTTGGCGGTCATACCGGGAGAACTCAATCAAGATAATTTATACATGGTTGTAAAAAGAACTATCAGTGGTGCAACAAGAAGATATGTAGAAATATTATCTGCAATAGATTTTGGTACAGATATACAAGATGCTATCTTTGTTGATAGTAGTCTAACGTATTCAGGATCTAGTACATCTAGTTTGTCAGGCCTAGATCATTTAGAAGGACAGTCTGTTTCAATATTAGAAGAAGGAGCAGCTCATCCAGACAAGACAGTAGCAAGCGGAAGTATTACAACCGATAGAGCAACAACAAAAGCTCAGGTAGGATTAGGTTATACGTCTACTTTAAAAACTGTAAGGTTAGAAGCAGGGAGTGCAAGTGGTACAGCTCAAGGCAAAATTAAAAAAATTCATAGTGTTATTGTTCGTTTTTTTCGTACTGTGGGTGCTTCTGTGGGAACTAATCTCGACAACACAGACACCATCCCCTTCAGAGACAGTTCCGATTCAACAGACACAGCAGTACCATTATTTACTGGAGACAAAACAATAGAAGCTCAACCCTCTTGGGATACTGAAGGAAGTATTGTTGTAAAACAAACACAGCCATTACCCATGACGATTGTAGGTATCTATCCAAGGGTAGTTGTACAAGATTTTGACTAATGCGATTGATTAAGTTTATACCTGATCACGCAAGAGAGTTAGTGTTTGAAGATAAGTTATCAGTAGGCACAATGAAGCCAGAACACGACTGGGAGCAACACATGGAGCGTGCAGCACAGCACGATGCTTTTACAGGTGTAGAGAATGGACATATTATTGGTGCAGCAGGTTTTATTCCTATGTGGGATGGTGTTGCAGAGTGTTGGTTTATAGGAAGCGACAGAATACAAACAAGATTAAAAACAGTTATAAAAACAACTAAAGATATTATAGGTAAAATGCCTTACACCAGAATGCACGCTAATGTAAAAGCAGACTGGCCTGAAGCAATACGCTTTGCACAGTTTTTAGGTTTTAAAAAAGAAGGTTTAATGAAAAAGTTTGGGCCAGAGGGTGCAGACTATTTTGTAATGGGAAGGATAAAATAATGGGAACAGCCTTAATGATAGGAGGTACAGCCTTAACTGTATCATCACAATTAGCAGCAGGAAGAGCCGCCAAAAAAGCAGCAGACTATAATGCAAGCGTAAATGAAAGAAATGCAAAAAAAGCAGAAATACAAGCAGAGAATATTGCTAGAGTTACAGAATTTAGTATTCAAAGAAGTAGAAAAAAGTTTCAAAAATTAAATGATAGAACACAAATGGCTGTGCGTGGCAATGGATGGTTAGCTACAACAGGAACACCATTAAAAATGTTATTACAAAATGCAATGAATTATGAAGAAGATGTTGCTGCACAAAGATTACAATCAGAAGTAAAAAGACAAGAACAATTTGAAGTAGCTACAAATCAAAGATTGAATGCACAGTTACAAAGAATGCAAGGTAAAGTGGCAAGAGAGGTTTCTAAAACACAAGCTATGGGAACGCTCTTAACTAATACCGGACAAATAATATCAATGCAAAAGACATCATAATGAAAGTACCTACATACGATAGACAAGTAAGTGAAACTTTTGATACAGGAAGTAGAAATCTTACAGCACAAGTTAGCCCTAGCAGTATGGCTGCACCATTTCAGGCTACTGCACAAGTAGGGCAATCAGCATTTAATGCTGGTATACAATGGTATGGGCATGAGTTAAAACTAAAAAGAAGTATAGAAGAAAATAACGCTAAAACTAATTTAAACTATCAAAGCAAAGTATTAGCACAAAACTTGACTACAGGATATACAGATGAAAATGGAACATATATTCCGCCTGCTCAACCTAAAGATATGCAAAAATTATATGATCAAGGTATACAATCTATAGTAGCAAACTTGTCTAGCAAGTTTGATGATAAGGTAGCACAAAAAAGATTTATGGCGTCTATACCCAACATCATTATGACTGATAAGTTAGATGTTATCAAGTTAAGTAGAGTAGCAATGACGGATCAAGTAGAAGCTAACTATAACAATCGCATAGATGAGTTGAAAGATATTTTAACTGTTGAATTAGAAGGTACTGTAAAACATAACAATGCAATTTCAGAGCTTTATGGCGATGATGGTATTGTATATAATCAGGCGGGTTTAGGTAGTCAAGTCAGAACACCTGTAAAAAGTATATTTCAAAAAATGGTTGAGGATGGAATACTAACGCAGGTAAAAGCTGATGAAAAATTAAGAAGTACAAAAGAAGAAGTAGCTCAACTATATATAACAAAAAACTTAATAGAACTTGAAGATGGAAAAGATACAACTGGCTTTAGAGAATTAGAAGATTTTGTTAATAAAAATACAGATTTAGAATCAACAACAAAAACTAGGTTGTTAGAAATAATAGACAATAGAAGAGACACATTTGTAAGACAACAAAATACTAAAGAAGAAAGAAAACATCGCAATGCAGAAAAACTTGTAAAAGATAATCAAAAGAAAAATTTTTCAAGTTTATATTCAGATATATATAAATGGAAAATGTCTGATGAATGGCAAAATGATGAAATTACTTTTGATACCTTAAATAGATTGCAGGGTAATAGAGATCTAAATCCTTCACAATTTGAAACTTTGGTTACATTGTTATCATC